TTCTTCAATCAATCGTTTCAAATACCATTCTGCTTTTTCCAAATCGGTTTTGCCGCCCTTGTTTTCGTACCTCCAAAGGTACTTAATGACATTACCCCTGAGATAGCCTTGAAATTGTTGCTCAGTCATTGCGGCTTTGATTGCCTCAATACATTCAATGGGCGTGTCTTTGTAGTGGGCAGGGTTAACCAAGTCCTTTGTCGGGGCTTTCCAATCAAAATCAGACATCAGAATGGCAGGTCATCGCCCCCTTTGTAAGCTGGTTCAGTTGTTACCTCTTTGTTAGTTACACTTTTGTAAGCCTTCGCACCGCCCACATAGACGGTCGGCTTCTTCGCCTCTCGTTCTTCTTTGCTTTGGCTCAGGGCGATGTAGTGGGTTTCCCCAAATTTGCCCTCAGATTTGCGTTCTGAACAAATGAGTTTGATGTACTTTTTGCCATTTTTGGCGGTGGTGATTGCCTCGCTGGGCAGGTCGGATAAACAGATATCGAGTATTAACATGGTGCAAATATAGAAAATTAAACTTTAATTTCAATCAATGTTGCAAAAACATTCAAAACTTTTATCGCCATCCCAAATACCTATCTGATTTTGTGAACGCGCTCGCAACGCTTCGTAACTGATTTCTTTTTTCCATTGGTGTCCGCTTTGTTTTTCAATATCAATCCACCAATCAAATAATTCGGGTTTTTCTTTCGCCATTATAGCCAATTTACCTTTGCCTTTCAAAAAGCAGCAATCGCAATTTCCGTATGGTTCATTTACCATCAAGTCAAAATCCTGCTGTTTCCAAAATTCGGCCACATCGTTTTTGCTAACTTTCCATTTCACAAGCGGCAGTTCAGTTTCCGGTTGCGCTTTTGACCATCTTCTTGGCTCATCGTAGCGGATGCCATTATAGCTGATGTAATCTTCAATACCAATGCTCTTTAAATAGCGTTTCAAAGTGTTTATTTTTAATTCCGTTGTGCAATATCTAAACTGCATATTTGGAATTGACGCTGGTCTTTGTTCCAAAAGTTCTTGGAATGGCTGTCCATTGCGCGATGCGGTTTCATAATTAACCACAACAAATGTTGCAGGTTTGCGATATTCAAGCCAAACCATATTTAAACCCCAGCGCACATCACATTCATTTATAAAATCCAAAGTTTGCGGCATTTCTTTACCAGTGTTTTGGAATGTTACAATGTAATCCTGCAACCCTTCGTCAATCAATCTTTTTGTCATGTATGCGGATGTTCTGCCACCGCTAAAATTTATCACATTCATTTCAGTTTGTTTATCAACGCCTCATTTATTTGGTTAAATTTTCGGCAGTATTCCCGTTCCACATGGCATAGGTCGTCAACTTTTCGGCAGGCGTGGATGACGGTGCTGTGGTCTCGCTGCGCTATGTTGGCAATTTTAACCAAACTCAGGCCGCTGTATTGATACATCAACTTAAACCAAATGTGCCTCAGGTTCACAACTTCGCCCTTTCTTGACCTTGATGCTACCATCGTGGGTAAAAAGTACGGGAAAACGCCCCCGATTGCCTCTTCGATTAACTCTTGCATTGTGGCTTGTTTGTTGTTTTCGCCCAGCATTGTTTTGAGATAGTCTATATCCCGGTGCATTGCCTCAATGCAAAGTTTCAATTCGTCCACTTCTTCGTTTTTACGGCTGTAACGGGCAGCCATTGTTTGCCAATACTTCACCTCTTTTTTCAGTCGGTAAATCGTGGCTGTTTGGTTTTCAGGTATTGTGTTCATATGTATAATCCGGTTGGTATGTGATAATTAAACTCGCACATTCCGACTTCACCCCAATGGCTAAACTTCACCTTCTGCACATGAATTTCTACCGTGTTATTTTTGAAATTTCGGTACACGGTTATCCCATTGTCAGTCTTGTTGAAGAAGTTTGCACTCCCTGCGATGTCGTAAAGTGTCGGTATGTGATAGCTGCTATCTTCATTTTTTTGGATTTTGCGTGGGTGCGCCACAAGGAAACAATGCACATTATATTTTTCGCAAAAGTTTACAATCTTATCAAGGCTTTGCCCGATGTATTTGGTTTCCGACTCCGTGTATTGGTGTTCAAGTTTGTTCCAAGCATCGATTACAAACCAATCAATGTTGTGGCGGTTTTTGAGTTCGGCCACCTTTGCAAAAATGCTGTCCAAGGTATTATCCTTTTCGGGCTTTATGAAGAAAATGTGCTTTTCAAGTTCAATAACAGCGTCAAATACTTCCTCTTGACTCATTCTATCTCTGCCCATAAAAGGCCGCTGAGTAATCTTTCGCATCAGTTTAGAGATATGCAGTTCAGTCGGTCGGTTTTCAGGGCTGTAAAAGCCACCTTTCCACCCGTGTTTAATCATTAACTTCATCAGCACAAAATCCAAGAAGTCAGACTTCCCGTGGCCGGGTACGCCCGTAATGGTTGTCAAATATCCTTTGTGAAATGACAGCATTTTATCAAACTTGTCAACCCCGGTTTTCGCCCCGGCAGGCAGGCCGAAGTTGTAAAGGTTTTCGATCTCGGTTAAAAAGTCCGTAACCTTGAACACTCCTAGCATGGGGAACTCGGTAAAATTGTGGCTGGCTTCTCGCAGTGCAATCGCACCATTCAGCAGCAGGTATTCGTTAGCATCTTTGCACTCGGGATATACGATGTAATTACATTTGTCCTTTCCGAAGCGGTCTGCAATCGCATTGCGTAGGTCAATGCCGGGCGCATCGTTGTCAACTGCTATGTGTATTTTTTCGATGTGGTCAAAGCCGGGCATGAAGCGGTCGAAAAAAGTGAGGTTCGGTTGCGCCCCATTTGGCACACTGATTACATTCTCAATTCCGGCTTCAATCAATGCCAGTGCATCCATTTCACCCTCAACTATCCAAACCTCGTTAGCGGTCGCAAGGCAGTCGATGTTGTACGGAATTAACTCCGCCCCTTTGTGCATCTTAAAATGTTTTGCCCCGTCTCGGTACTTCACATTCTTCAACTGCCCAGCCTCGAAGTAATTAAAGCAGATGCAGTTGACTTCCTTGTTTAGTTGTGGCATGAATTCCAACTGCTCACTGATTTGCATTTTGTTCAGTGTGGCAGCAGTAATTCTGCGGCCTTCAAACCATTTTAAAACCTTGTCGCTTAGTGCTGTGTTGTTTTGCCAAACGGGCACTTCATATTTGACTACCTCGGGGCGGTCAATAATGCCACCTTTCCAATTACAATGATGACAAATCCAAGCCTTTTTGTCAAGGTTCACCGAAAGACAGCGGTCAGTTTTCTTCTTTCGCGTGTGGCTGCACTGAGGGCAAAGTGTTTGAACTTCACCTGCCGTTTTGCCGGGTGGTATGTCGATATTGTAAAATGAATATACTGCCATTACATTACTAATCTACGCCTATGTTCGGGAATAAGTCCGGTCTTGGGTTCTTTTTGCAGCCAGTTACGGGCAGTTAAGTACAGCGACTTGTATGTTTTATTCTGCGCATAGTTTTCTATTCTGCTCAAAATATTGTCTACCTGCTCAGGTAACCAACCTTCTGCCACGAGTTTATCAAATTCCGGCTGTGTTATTTTCAAATGATCAAATTGCCTATAATAAGATATTTCTTTATTTATTACAATACCATTTACATTTACATTATCAGTAACATTAACATTTACATTAACAGCTTTTTTTGCTTTCGTTTGCTTTTCAAAAAAACCATTTGCTTTTTTTGCTTCCGTTTGCTTTTTAGGTCTGCCACCTAACTTGCCGCTTTCTGCCCGTTTTTCGCGCACACCTTCCCAATGTTTCAAATCTCTTTTCAGTTGTAGTTTGATTGGTTCAAATGCCAGCTGTAAAACAAGGTCGGAACATTCCGGGTTCTCGTCATTGACATAGGCGAAGATGTGTTTGATTAACTTCCCTGCCACATCGTCCGGCAGCAGTTTAAAAATATTCTGCTGGTCGCAGTATAGCACGAATGATTTTTTATCGGTTGCCATTATGATATTTTTTTATTGCCTCCAACCATTCTTGCATCTCATTAATAAAATCTTGACTTGTCTCAATATCTAATGTGATTGATGCATATCGATTATCCATTGGTTTTTGAATAGTAATTTGGATGCCATTATTCTTTGGGCATATAATTAACTGGGTTTGGTTTTCGTAATTACCATCGTGGTAAAAATGTAATTTGTTCATTGTGATTGGTGTTTAAGGGTTAAATTTCTACAATGTTTGTAGTAAATGACTTTCAAATCTAATGAAAGCCGTGTCATTCTGTATGCCTCTTTCGGCATAGGGTTAATTTGTTGCCGTACTTCGAGCCGCCCAATTTCGGCAGCGAGTACATTTAGACACCTTTCGCAGATGTCAATGGGAATGTGTTTGAGTTGTTGCATAAAAAAAACACCCACACTTTCAAGAGTTGAACCCGGCAGGAACTTTACCGACTCTTTACTTGCGTGGGTGTTTTGATTTATCGTTTTCATTTGTTCCTTATTTCGGCAGGGGGTTCAGTCCTGATGTTCCGATGTGCAATTATACAATGAATTTTTTAATAACGCAAATTTATTTTATCCCTACGGCGGTAATTGTAAATCTCCTCAATCAATGTGATGTACTGGTCAGTATCAACACAATTTATTAAGGCCGTAGGTTGCAGTCGTAGTTTTTGAATGAACTCGGTAAACTCAAACTGGGGTTTTTTGAACAAAGTCATTAGGGCATAAACAAAACTTCTTCTTTTAAAACCATCATAAAAGGGTTCAATAAGCATTATTTTGTCTGCCATGTCGATTGCCTTTTGCCAGTTTTTAATTTTAAATTGACCATTGTGAAATTGAAAAATATTGTTACTCCCAGCAACAGAAGAATAATCTCCTAACATTGCCATGCAAATGTTATGTTGAAAATCATACTTGTTTTTGAAAATCTTGTACTTGATGTAATCAGGGTTTCCAAGTTTGCAATACCCTTCAAGATAGTCATCTGCATTCCAAGTCTTTTGGGTAGCATTTAAAATGTGTACCTCCGGCAATCCGTACTTTTCACAAATGATGTAATGCAATGGCAATCCAAGTTCTTTGATTACCTCAAAGCGGTGTTGCCCGTCAATAATTTCGTATTTGTCATTGACCATTAGAATGGTGTACAAATACTTTTCAGACATTGATTTTCGCAATCGGTTCAAATGCAGCAGGTTTAAATTGCGGTTTCCGTCGATTGACTTGAATAAGGAATAATCCTTGGTTGTGTGAACTTGCATGAGTGCAGCGGTTCTTGATGATGAATTAAACATATATTTATTTATTTGGGTTTTCAGTTTGATATTGCCATTCTTCGTTGAGCCGCCTTACTTCCATTTCGATTGCCCATTGCCAGCCTTGTTCCCACTGGTCATGCTCATTGCTGCCCTGATTGTAAGGGTTCAACCCTGAATGTTCGCCCTGCGAGAATAAACGCTGGGCTTCAAGTCCTTCCATTTCGTGTGTCATAGTGCTGCAAATGTAGTGTATAATTTTATATTGTGCAAACTTTCTGAATAATTTTTTAAAAAAAGTTAGAAATAATCGACAAAACTTTGTGAGTGCAAAAGCACACGGCCATATATTTAAAATATTTCGGGTATGACAAGTCCGATTTTATTGGCTGCGAGTGCTGTGGAAGTAAAGCCGTAGACATTCACCACATCAAACCCCGTGGAATGGGTGGCAGTAAGTTTGCCGACCGCATAGAAAATTTGATGGCTTTGTGCCGGATTTGTCATACGAAGTACGGGGATAACAAACAATGGCTTGAATACCTGCAACAGCGACACCAATTAAAACTTGACAAGGGATGACATTCTTAACGACCTCGCCCGAGCCAGTTGGTTACGGGAAGCCTGCCAAAATATCGGGGGCGACCTTGCCGACGACCTTTACCAAGAGTTCTGGGTGGTCATTTGTTCAAAGTCGGATGAAGAAATATGTAAAATTCATGCAGACGGCTTCCTTAAATGGTGGGCAATCAGGATTTTGGTTCGGCTGTATCACGGAAACGGTAAGCAAAGATTTTACCGGGATTTCAGAAAGCCCAGCGAAACACTGCCCGAGGACATAGAAGGCGAAGATGATGAATACAACGAGGACGAATATCAGAGGCAACTGGGCGCACTCAACACCGCAAACGATATGTATTCCCGTGTGGCACATGACCATGACCGGAGTGATTGGTATGTGGGGGTTCTTTGGGAGCAGTACGCAAAAGTCCGTTCAATTAAGCAGGTCGCCCGTGATAGCAAAATCAATTTTAGAGAAATACAAAAAATAATACAGGCAATGAAAGACGAAATCAGGAGGCAATATGACAGACATAATAAGTAAATCAATTCTGCTGGCATCGTTGGCAGTGTTGGCCAGCCGCTACTTCTTTCCCCCAATTATATCATTTTTGACCGGGAAGAACTCATACTTCCGCAAAAGTGTAAAGCCCTTTGAATGTGCATTTTGTTTGGCGTTTTGGCTGTCGGTGTCTTATCATTCTTACATGGGCGAAATGTGGGGCGTGGCTGCAGCATCGTTGGCCGCTATTGTGGCAGCCATAATTGATAAAAAGCTATGACACTGAAAGAGCAACTATTTCCACATTTGCAGCAGTTGCACCGCACAGGAACTATGCAGCTACCTCCCGACCTTGCAGATGCGGTTGCTCGGGAATATGAAAAGCGAAAGGGGCGCAGGTTGCCACCTTGTACAACTTGTTTAACCGATTTTATTAAGGAGATATGCAGAGAGTAAAACACAGCGGAAACGCAGGCGACCTGATTTATTCGCTGCCTGCTATGCGACAAATAGGAGATGACATTGAACTGGTGCTTGTGCCAAATGTTCCGCTTCAAGCCGTGTCAAACCACCCAAACAACGGGGTGCAGTTGACCTACAAAATGTGCGATATGCTCCGGCCATTGTTATTCGCAACCGGGTTTATTAAGTCAATTCAGATCACTGAGCAACCCGGGCAGGTTGATTATGACTTCGACACATTCCGAAAGTTCCACAATTACACCGGGCATATATCGCAATGGTACTTCCACACATACCCCCGGTTAACTTGCGACCTATCCCAGCCGATTGACATTGCGGTCAAACCAAAAACAACCCGGCCTATTGTAATTAACCGGACAGCCCGGTATCACAACCCGACCTTTGATTATATGGTTTTGAAACCCTATGCGGATAAGATGACATTCGTAGGGCTGCCCGAAGAATTTAGGGTATTGTCGGCCAAACTTCCCGGCATGACTTATACCGAGGTGCAGGACTTCGCAGAGTTGGCCGCAGTAATTAAGGGCAGTGAGTTGTTTGTTGGCAACCAGTCAATGGCCTATGCGATTGCCGAAATCATAAAGCACCCACGGATAGTTGAAGTCTGCCCGTACGCCAATAATGTAATCCCGACCGGGGCGAACGGATATGGGGCGTTTACATTGGTTAACCTCATTCAAATAATGAAATACAAATATGGCTAAACAATTTTTAAAAGACTGGCCGACCGAGTTATATTTTACTAAAGGGGGAGTAAAGTATCATAAAGACCAATTCGGCACACTACACAGCAAGTCAATCGACCAGACCGATATGGTTGGCGGTGAAAAACAAGAAGAACGCAACAGCGAAGAACTGAACGCTACCCGGCTTGA